GGCCCAAAATCAGCAGTGTGACAGGTGTTTGACAGTGTGACAGGTGTTTCGAAAAAGTTATAAATATTCGAATAAATCGAAAGAAAGCGTAGTATAATAAGGTTCGCCGATCGAAGGAGGTGAAAGATGAAAAGCCTATATGAAACGATCCGCGAGTTCGGCGATACCCAAAGTGGACTCGCGCGAATGCTCGGCATCACCGAATCGACGTTGTCGTGGAAGATCAACGGCAAAGCCGAGTTCAAGCAGTCGGAGATCAAGGCTATCGCCGACCGGTACGACTTGACTGGCGAGGAAATCAAGTCGATGTTCTTCGCGTGATGGGCCTGTTCGCTTACCAGCAGGCAGCCCTTGACCGTGTCAGCGGTAAACGCAGCTGCGCGTTCTACCACGACATGGGCCTCGGCAAGACGTTCACCGGTGCCGAGAAGTTGATGTCGGACAAGTGTTGGCATTTGGCCTTGGTCGTATGCCAGAAGTCGAAAGTGACCGATTGGATGGGCCATTTCGCAAACTACTATGACATCGACGTCGTCAATTTGACCAAGCCGCATGCTATGGAAGGTTTTGAACGGCGCATTGGTGACTCGCACGCACGTGACGCAGTCGGTGTGATCAATTACGACCTATTGTGGAGGCGCCCAGAACTTCAGGCGTTGAAGTGTTTCGCCGTAATGTTCGACGAGTCGTCGTTGCTGCAGAACAAATCATCGAAGCGTACTAAGGCAGCGATGAAATTGGCAGCCAAGGCGAATGAGCTCATCTTGCTGTCGGGCACGCCAGTCGACGGCAAATACGAAAGGCTGTGGACGCAGTTGAACATGCTCGGCTGGCGCATCGATGAGAAGCTATTTTGGCGGCAATACGTCGAATCGGAGACGACGATGCGTGAGGGTTTCCCGATCACGAAGGTGACGGGTTACAAGAACGAGGAGAGGCTGGTACGCAAGATGAAGGAGCTCGGTTGCGATTTCCTCAAGACCGACGACGTCATCGACCTGCCTGATCAGCGTTTCATTCGTATCGACGTGCCGATGAGCGAGTATTACTGCAAGTTCGCCAAGGTGAACATTATCACGGCATTCGGCCGCGATTTCGTCGGCGATACAGTGTTCGGTGACCTCACTGCTAAACGCCAATTAGCGGCTGCGTATTCGCGCGCCAAACTCGAGGCCTTCGGCGATTTGCTGGACGGCACGAGTAAACGGCTCGTCGTGTTCTATAATTTCGACGTCGAGCTCGAAGGGCTCACAGCGGAGTTGGAGAAGCGGTACAGGTCGTATGGCGTGCTCAACGGCAAGGCACACGATTTGTCGCCGTTTTTCGATACCGACGACGGGGTCGCGCTCATTCAATACCAGTCTGGTGCCATGGGTGTGAACCTGCAGCAAGCAGACACGTGCGTCTATTTCTCACCGCCCTTGGCGTCATCGCTCTTCGAGCAGTCGAAGAAGCGTATCCACCGCGTCGGTCAAGACAAGCCATGCACGTATTACGAGCTGGTATCTAAAGGCACTGTCGAAGAGAAGATCTACGATACGTTGGCTATGCGACGCGACTACACTGAGAAGCTGTTTGCAATGGGAGGTGACTAGTTGGCAGGGGAAAAGAACTTCGAGAATCGCGTGAAGCGATGGCTTGAGTCGCAAGGCGTATGGCATGTCAAGTTTTTCGCCAACCGCAACACACGTGCTGGCGTGCCGGACATTTTGGCATGCGTTAACGGGCGTTTCGTCGGTATCGAGCTCAAAGGCCCAAACGGCAAGCCGTCGCCGCTGCAGGTCTACCACTGCGGGAAGATTACGGAGAGCGGCGGTATAGCCGTCATCGTTTGGCCGGATGATTTCGCCCAATTCAAACGGCTAGTACAACGCCTGAAGGAGAAAGGAGGAAACTGCGATGTTCAAGACCTCATATTCGAGGGTAGGTACCTTCACCCAGTGCCCGCATAAATTCAAACTCAACTATGTCGACGGCCTTGAAGTGCCGTTCAACTGCGATGCTGCGAACCCGCTCGTGATCGGCACCATGCTACATGAGTGTATCGAAGTCGGTGTCGACGAGGCCATCGCGAACTACAAAGCCGCGTATCCCGTCATGACTGATTTCATGGTCAACGAGCTCATGAAGATCCGCGTACTCGGCTCACGTGCCCGCGAGCTCGCATGGGGCATGTTGGACGACGATACCGACCCAGTGTTTGAGGTAAAGGTCGAGGACGACAGCGGTTTCGTCGGGTTTATCGATATGCTCATCCCGCGCGGCAAGGGCCTGTGGACGATGCTCGATTTCAAGTATTCGAACAATGTCGATAGGTACATAGAAAGCGGACAGCTGAGTGTCTACAAGTATTTCTATGAAAAGACGCACCCCGGCGAGATCATCCAAGACATGGCATTCCTGATTGTGCCCAAGACGATGATCAGGCAGAAGAAGACCGAAGACCTCTACCAATTCCGCGAGCGTCTCACTGCGACATTGGAAGACATGTGGCCAACTCTGTACCGTGTCCAGTATGACCCTGAGAAAGTCGCCGATTTCGCAGTCGGCACATGTACGATGGCGAATGCCACCGAATTCCCGAAACATGAGTCGCGCCTATGCGACTGGTGTGATTACAAAGATTTCTGTCTAGGAGGAAATGATATGCTTATCCTGCCCAAGAACGAACGCCGCCCTGAGGCCGTCATCACCGACCCTGATATGTGGATCTACGCCGACAGTTACGTCGGCAAGTCGACGTTTGTCGACCACTTCGACGACGTGCTGTTCATCAACACCGACGGCAATGTGTCCAATATCACGAGCCCATACATCCCAATTGCTGACGAGCTCGTCCACGAGGGGCGCATGACCAAGAAGATCCTGGCCTGGTCGAAGTTTCGTGAGGTAATCGACGAGCTTGAGAAGCATGAGAACACGTTCAAGGTTATCGCGCTTGACCTCGTCGAGGACCTCTATGAGCATTGCCGTTTCTATGTATTCGACCAGCTTGGCATCAAACATGAGAGCGATAGCGGTTACGGTAAGGGTTGGGATATGGTGCGTACTGAGTTCCTCGGTCAAATGAAGCGCCTCAAGTCCCTCGGCTACCGTATCATCTATATCTCCAAGGAGCTCGTCACCGAGATTACGTATGCCAGTGGTGCCAGGGTGTCGACTTTCAAGCCGAACATCAATGACAAGGCCGCAAACGTGCTAGCCGGCACTGTCACCATGACGCTCCGCGCCTATATGGACGAGCGTGGCCATTTCCTCCAACTCCGCAAGAACGAGAACGTCTTCGGCGGCGGCCGTATCGATTTCAAGCGCGACCGCTGCGACCTCACGGTCGATGCATTCAACGCGGCGTTGCTCGAGGCACAGGGCACGAAGGCCGAGGCCGAGGTCGAGGTCGAGAAGCCGAAGGCACGCAAGAAGGCAGAGCCCAAGCCTAAGCTTGAGGTTGAGGCTGAAACTGAGGTTGCTGAGGAGCCCGATGCAGCAGAGGAGAAGCCGAAACGCCGTGCGCGTAAAGCCAAGCCCGTCACCGAGGAAGAGCCGCCGTTCGACACCGAGGAAGCCGCGGAGCCCGAGGCAGTCGAGGAGAAGCCGAAGCGCCGCACCCGTAAGCGCCGCGTCGTCGAAGAGTAAACAGTAGTTAACACCTGAAAGGATATATCATGGATTTCAGCAAGTTTGACAAGATGGTCGACATCGACGGCCTCAAGAAGGACATCGCCGATGCAGAGGCCAACGGTGGCGGTGCCGATTTCAAAGACGTGCCGCATGGCAGCTATGAGGTCGCGATCGATAAGCTCGAGCTCACCGAGACCAAGAAGACCGGCAAGCCGATGGCGTCGTGCTGGATGAAGATCGTGAGCGACGGCGAGTTCAAGGGCCAGCGTATTTTCATGAACCAGGTTATTACACAGGGCTTCCAGATCCACATTATGAACGCTTTCCTCCGTTCGCTGCTGCCCGAGGGTTCTGACATCGACGTCGAGTTCACTGGTTACGCCGAGTATAACGATTTGCTGCTCGATATTGCCGAGTATGTCGATGGCAAGTTCGAGTACGGCTTGGAGTATGGCGAGAACAACAAGGGTTTCGACACTTTCCAGATCACTGATATTTTCGAGCTTAACTAGGTGCGGCGATGCTCAATTTCTACGACTTCGAAGTTTTCAAACACGACTGGATGGTCGTAGTCATCAACCCCGTCACTCACGATGAGCGCGTCATCATCAACGATGCCGACGCGCTCACCGCGCTCTACGAAGGACACAAGCGTGAGATTTGGGTAGGTTACAACAACCTCCATTATGACCAATTCATTTTCAAAGGCATTTTGTGCGGTTTCAACCCGAAGGCGATTAATGATTTCATCATCGCCGAAGGCCACAAGGGTTGGCAGTATTCGAGTTTGTTGCGCAAGGTTTACATGGTCAACTATGATGTATTCCACCCGCGTACAGACAGGGGCCTCAAGACTCACGAGGCGTACCTCGGCAACGATATTTGCGAGACGACGGTGCCGTTCGACATCGACCGTAAATTGACAGAAGCCGAGATTGCCGAGACCGTGAAATATTGCCGCCACGATGTCGAGCAGACCATCGAGGTATTCATGCAGCGCAAAAGCGAATTCGACGCCCGTATGGACCTGCTCAAAATGTTCGACTTGCCGCTAGTGTACCTCGGTAAGACCGATGCGCAACTCACGGCGATCATCCTCGGTGCCGAGCGGCCTGCGCGCCCGCGCGACGACGAGTTCGACATTGTGCCGTTGCCGTGCCTCGACCTCGGCCCGTATGATTTCATTCGTTCGTGGTATCTCGATCCGGCGAATCAAGATTACTCAGCGACGCTCGATTTCGACATCGCGGGCTGCCCCCACAGATGTGCGTGGGGAGGCTTGCATGGCGCGATTGCGCAGTACGCCGGTGAGGGTTATTTCATCAATGTCGACGTCGAGAGTTATTACCCTGCCGAGATGATTGCACACGAATTGTTGTCGCGCAACGTGCATGACCCGTCGAAGTTCAAGGGCATTCGAGACCACCGTATCGAGTTGAAACATGCAAAAGACCCGCGCCAGAAGGCATTGAAACTCGTCGTCAACGGCACCTACGGCGCCAGCAAAGACAAGTTCAATGCACTCTACGACCCGCGGCAGGCCAACATGGTCTGTGTCAACGGCCAGCTCATGCTCATCGACCTCATGCACAAGCTCGTTCGCGATGTGGGTGCCGAGATCATCCAAAGCAACACCGACGGTGTGCTCATCCGCATGCCTGACGGTTTCGACGGTGGGCCCGATGCGTTTTACGACCGTGTCGACGATGTGGCATATGAGTGGGAGCACCGCACAGGCATGGGGCTGGAATTCGACGAGTTCACCCGCGTCTATCAAAAGGATGTCAACAACTACGTCCTCGTGGCGGCCGACGGGTCGATGAAGACGAAAGGCACATACGTCAAGAAGCTGGGGC